AGGAGCGTCTGGACGGCCGTCACCTTGCCCCGGTAGGGCGTGAAGGTGTAGAACTCCTCAATCTCGTCTTCCTGGTAGCGCGCGTTCACGCTCAAGCGATTCTCGTTCACGAGCATGGCCCCGACCTGATCGGCTGTGTCGCTGCGCAGTTCGGTGCGCTGGCGCGTAGTCCAGGCGATGTACGCCTGGAAGTCCTCGCTTGGGTCGGGCATGGGCTCACCCGTGGGCTTGATGGACCACGACAAGGGGTAGTTGGTGTCCAAGCGCAGGCCAGCGGTCAGCAGGTAGTCGATATGGCGGGCGCTGACGATGAAGGCGCTCATGGAGGCCTCCTATGCCGCCTGCGCGTTCAGCACTTCGGCCTCGATCTCTTCCACCTCGAGCCCGCCGGCCAGCTCCATCCGGTACGGGCGGTTGAGGCAGTCGCCGCCCCCGCCAAACTTCGCCGACCAGCCGGGGCAGGGCTGCGTATGGATCGCGTAGTCCCCGCACGTGGGGCAGAGAGTCGCGCCCAAGGCTTCCAGCGCGGTGAGGAACTGCCCATAGAGGGCGCTGCGGCTCCGCTTCGTGGTAGCGTGCTTGGTAGCCATGATCTGATCCTCCAGGGATCGGGTTGGGGTGAGGGTCCGTCGGGGGTGGGAGCCTCCGGCGGGCCCGTGTGCGTTGTCCATGACCGTACATTACCAAGGCCTTGGCTACTTCGTCAAGGAGAATCGTACCGACAAGATGTAGTGGGTATGGCAGCAGAGCGACCACTACATGTAGTAGTCACGCATGGCAGAATGGGCCAGAAATCACCCGCCTCGACCACTACAGGTAGTGGTTGCCAGCGCCAGCGACTACCACCGGCCTGCGCAACACACCGCGTCAATTCGCCCGCCAGCCGACCCCTCGCATAATGAAGAAGCTTCTACCTCACTGCCGTAGGCGCCTCACCATGTTCGGTCTGCGCCGTCTCTGCCCACGCCCCGCGGTAAGACATTGACCACCGACCCCTCCCCGTGGTAGTCCTCACGCATGGACATAGACGTGGTGCCCGAACTGGTCCGCCCCGGTGCCCGTCGGACACCCACGCCGCCTAAGAGCCCCTGGGAGTGGGAAGACTTCCCCGAGTTCATCGCGTTTCTGGAAGTCCCGCCCGCTCACCCGCATCGTCGCGAGCTGTACGACCCCTTCCTGAAGCACCTCGCCACCTACGGCGAGAAGTCCGCCGCGGCGATGTACGCCCGCATCGGCCGCTCCAGCCTCTACGACTACGTGGCCGATGATCCCGCCTTCGCGGCGGAAGTGACCGCGGCGCTCGAGTTCTACCGCGCCCGCTGCCGCTACAGCCTCATGCACAACACGCGCACCACCGGCAATCCCGTCGGCGCCATCGTGACGAACAAGGCGGAGGAGCCCGCCAAGTACATCGAGAAGCACGCCGTGGTCAGCTTGAACATGACCGCGGAAGTGCCCGGTGTCGACATCGCCGCCGTCCTCCGTGCCATGCTCGGCGACCTCACCGAGCCCACCCAGCAGCTGCTGGCGCATGGCCCCCTCCCCGCGCTGCCGGACGCCACGCAGACGCCGTGACCGACACCGAGCGCGCGTGCCGGGTGAGTATCCAGCAGGCGTGTCTCCGCCATCTGTGCGTCACTGACGTGCGCTGGCGCGCCCTGATGACCATCCGGCTGGCGCAGGCTCAGGAGTCGGGTTCCGCGAGCTCAGCCACGCCCATAACCCGCCCAGCAGGCCCGAGGCCTAGCGCGTGGTGAGACAGGCCCACATCTGCGAATGGGCGCCGTCGACGCAGACATGCGCATGTATCCAGCATGTTAGCGCCTGAGATCATGCGCAGAACTGGGGTGAACGCGCGCGCGACGGACTGTAGCGGGCTGGACCGGGCTCAAGGCGGGCCAGGAGATGCCGTCGAGGCCCCCGGAGTCCCTTCTGATATAGCCTGGGGCGGGCGCGGGCCCTCCTTGAGGCCGGCACGTCGCTCCAGCAATAGAATTTTCGGAGAGAAAAGGGGCGCGATGAAGAGCGGGTTCTGCGTGCCGGCGCAGTGGGACGTCGCGCGGCTGACGATCGCGGAGCGCCTGGTACTGTGGGACCGGCTGCGGGCGGCGGACAGCGTGGCGGCGATGGCGCGGAGCCTGGCATGACGGAGGCGGAGCTGGCGCGGTGGGAGGCGGCGGAGCGCTCGGGGCATCGGGCGCTGGGGCCGGACTGCTGGGGGGGCGGATCTTGGCGCTGATCGCGGAGGTGCGGCGGCTGCGGGCCGCGCTGGTGGCGATCGTGCAGTACGAGTCCTGCGGCGACCAGTGCGCCGAGGCGATGATCGAAATCGCGCAAGCCGCCCTCGGCGATGACGGCACGCTCCGCGACGGCGTCCCACAGGAGCACCGCACAACGACCGAACGCTAACCCACCCGCGCACCTCGTCGCCGGCCAGCGGCGGGGGCCTGACCGCGAACGCAGCCCGCCCTTCCTGCAGGGGAAGCGGCGGGTTTCGTTTTGCGCGGCGTCACAGGAAAAGGAGCGACGGTGGCCCACTGGCGCACGGAGACGCACTGGTACCGGCCGGTTCGGCTGACGGACGCGCACCGGTTCGCGGCCGACATGGAGCGGGGCTGGCGGGCGGTGGGCGCGCTGCCGCCGGTGAAGAGCGTGTACGACGCGGTCCTGGCCGACTGGTACCAGCCCACGCGGGACTGGCTGGACGCCGTCCGCTGATGCCGCCGACGGTGCTGACGGCCTCGAAGACGACGCCGGAGGCGCAGACGAAGCCGGCGATGCGGATGCTGTGCCAGACGGATCTGTACGCCTTCGCGCGGCGGGTCCTGTACGCGCATCTCACGCCGAATCTGCTGACCGACACGCTGCACAAGCCGCTGTGCGCGTGGATGCAGACGACGCGCTACGACGAAAATCTGTATTTGCTCAGCCGCGGGTTCTTCAAGTCGTCGATCATCACGACGGCGGCGGTGATTCAGCGGATTCTGGCCGATCCGGCGACGTGGTGGTGCCAGCAGCGGTGGCACGGGCGGGTGTGCGGGCCGAACACGCGGATCTTGCTGGCGAGCAACAAGGGGGAGAACGCGGAGGGGTTCCTGGCGGGCATCAAGGGGCATCTGAGCGGCAACGATCTCTTGCTGGGCCTCTTCCCGGAGATTCTGCCGCGCGATCCCGCGCGAGCGGGCCTGGAATGGACGCAAGGGGCGATCACCGTGCAGCGGAGCCGGCGCGATCTGCGCGAATCCACCATCCAGACGATCGGGGTGGAGGGCGAGCTGGTGAGCCGGCACTACGACGGCGGCGTGTTCGACGATTGCGTGGGCAAGGAGAACTCCGGGACGAAGGCCGAGCGCGCGAAGGTGTGGGACTTTTTCATGAAGGCGCGCCCGCTCTTCGATCCCGGCGCGACGAAGGAGTTCGTCGGCACCCACTGGCACTATGCGGACGCCTACGCCGCGCAGCGCGCGCGGCACGCGCGCGGGCAATTGCCGATGGGCATCTACATCAAGGCGGCGTGGGAAAAGACGACCCCGCGCACGGCGGACGACCCCGCGGTGCGGGACGGCGTCGTGGGGGATGTGCCGGGGCACGGGTGGGTGGCCGTGAGCTTTCCCGAGCGCTTCTGCCTGCGCCGGCCCCCCGGCGACACGACGCGCCTGGAACTGCTCGTGGAGCGCGACAACGAGCCGTCCAACTTCAACGCGCAGTATCTGCTCAACCCGGTGTCGGCCGAGACGGCGCATTTCCCGCGCCTGGACCCCACCGGCGCGCCGAATCTGCAGCTCGAGCGCGCCGCGCCGCCGCTGTCCACGCTGTGGGTGGCGATGGCGATCGATCCCGCGCAGAGCCTGCACAAGTGGGCGGATCATTCCGGCATCGCCGTCGGCGGCTTCGATCACCGCGGCGATCTGTGGCTGCTCGAGCTGTGGATGGCGCGCCGGGACGACGAGGCGCTCGTGCGCAAGGTGTTTGATCTCGTCGAGCACTTCCAGGCGCGCGGGGCGCCGATGCAGCGGATCGGCTTCGAGGCGACGGGGTTTCAGAAGGGCATGCGCCACGTGTTCACTAACGAGGGGGACCGGCGGGGCTTCTATCTGCCGATCCTCGGGCTCGAGCGCGACACGCAGCGGACCAAGCAGCAGCGCATCGGGCTCATCCAGGGCCCGTGGATGGCGAAGCAGATCCACGCGCTGGAGTCCTGCGAGGCGCTGGCCGACTTCATCGACCAGGCGGACAAGTTCCGCATGGACCAGGAAAACGAATCCGACGATCTCCTCGACCCGGTGGCCGATCTGTATCAGCTGCGCGGCAAGCCGAACACGCCGGCCGTCGCGGCGTCCTGGGCCGACCCCGAGGTGCTGGAGCAGCGCGCGTGGGAGGCGCAGGTGCTCGCCGCCCGCGCGGCCAACGGGCAGGGGGGCCTGGATCGCATGAGTCTGCTCATCGGCTGGCAGCAGCATCGCGCGCGGCAGGCAGAGCGCACGCTGGACCCCGCAGCGCTCGGGCAGCTCGACCCGCAGCTCCTGGAGATTGGCCGATGAAGCTCTTCGTCACCGACGCGCAGCTCGCGCAGATGCGCTATGGGTTCGCCGACTACGAGCGCGCCCGCTTCGACGCCGCGCTCGACCGCCTGCGCGCCGACCGCGACGCGGAAGTGGCGCGCCTGCGCGATCCCAGCGCCGCCTTCGTCGCGCATCTGCAGGCCGAGGTCGAGTTCTGGCGGCTGCTCTACACCGCCGAGCGGCAGCGCAACGACACGGCGACCGATCAGCGCCTGGCCGAGCGGGGGCTCGGCGGCATCACGGGCCCGACGCGCCCGCTGGCGCCCGAGCGGATGCCGAGCACGCTGGAGGAACTGATCCGCTCGACCGAGCTGGGCGCGATTGGCGACGCGCAAGGAGTGGAGCGCTAAATGGCCCTCATCGCCGACCCCTCGCTGAGCGATCCCGACGCCGCCGCGCCGGAGGCCCCCGGGCCCACGCCGCTCGACTACGCCACCATCACCGCCGAGGACAAGGCGGCGGCGCTGGCGATGGTGCGCGAGAAGAAAACGGAGTGGGGCCGCGGGCGCGAGGGCTTCGTGCGCAACGCCTGGCGCAATATCTTATTCGAGCGCGGGCACCAGGACATCGTGTTCTCGCGCGCGGCCAATGCGTGGCGCCCGGTGCAGATGCGCGGGCCGCGGATCATTCCCACGAACCGATTCAGCAGCACGATGGGCGCCTACGTGTCCGTCCTCGCGCGCATCGAGCCCACGCCCTCGTTCCGCCCGGCGACGAGCGCGCCCGAGGACCGCGCGACCGCGGAAGTCGCCTCCCGCGCGATCGAGGTGATCGAGGAGGAGGTGAATATCCGCCTGCTGTGCCAGGTGCTCGCGCACTGGGCGGGCTTCACGGGCGGCGCGTGGATCGAGACGGGCTACGACCCCTCCCCGCAGCACGGGATGCGCCTTCAGCAAGATGATCGGTGCCTCGCGTGCGGCGCGACGGGCCCGCCGCAGAAGACGCCCGAGTGCGCCGCGTGCGGGGGCCCGACCGAGCCCGCGGTCGACGACGCGGGCGAGCCGGTCGGCACCGAGGTGCCCATCGGCACGATGTACTGCGACGTGGTGTCGCTCTTCGAGATGTGGTTTGACGCCAGCTATTCGCAATGGCAGGAGGTACCCGACTACTACCGGGAAAAGTCGCTCAGCGCCGCCGACGCGCTCGAGCGCTGGGGCGAGGCCGCCCGCGGCATCGGCGCCGACCTCGGCGGCACGATGGGTGAGCACTATCAGGAGCAATTGCCGACGCTCGCGGGCTACATGCACGAGGATACGGGGGCCCGCGGCGCGCAGCCCTTCGGCCGCCCGGCCGGCGGCCAGCGGCGCGTGAGTGAAGGCTGGTACTGGAGCCGTCCGACGCGGGCCTATCCCGAGGGGCTGCTCCTGATTATCCTCGGCGGCACCCAGGTGATGCACATGGGCCCGTTGCCGTATCACGACGAGCGCGGCCCGATGCTGCCCATGACGTATTTCCCCACGCGCCTGGTCCCCGGCTCGCTCTGGTCAAAAACCGTCGCCGACGACCTCGCGAGCAAGCAGGTCGAGCGCAATCAGCTCTGCTATCTCATCCTGCGGCTCATCATGCGGACGGCGAATCCCGTCTGGACGGTGCCGTCGGGCGCCAACATCAAGCAGTTCACGGGCGATCCGGGGCAGATCATCGAATACAACGCCCTCGGCCCCGGCCACGCCAAGCCCGAGCGCGTGCAGGGCGCGGGCATTCCGAACGGGCTCATCACGTGGCTCCAGGTGATCGATTCGGACTTTGAGGAGATTGCCGCCACCTTCTCCCTGCTGAAAGGCGACCGCCCGCCGGGGGTGAGCGCGGGGATTGCGCTGCAGATGATCCAGGAGCGCATCAATGGGCGGTTCGGGTCGATGTTCATCCTGTGGAGCCAGGCGTGGGCCGAGTGGGCGCGCCAGGCCCTGGCGATCTTCCGGCAATTCGTGACGGAGGAGCGCCTGCACAAGATTCAGGGGCGCGGCAGCCGCTGGCGCATCGAAAAGTTCCTGGCGTCCGACCTCACGGGCCGGATTGACGTGGTGGCCGAGGCGGAAGGGGCGGCGCCGCGCTCCACGCTCGTGGACCGGGCCGAATTGGAGCAGTTGAGCGCCAATCGCGTGATCGATCCGAGCGATCCCGAGATCCGCGAGAAATGGCTGGCCGCGTTCGGCCGCACGGACTGGCTGTCGTCGATGAAGGCCGATGCGGAGACCGCCGCCAAGCAAATCGAGACGTTCGAGGCGCTCGCGGCCGATCCCGCCGCCGTCCAGCTCCTCGGCGGACTCCTGGCGCAGGCCGAGCAGATCCAGCAGGCCTCGATGCAGCAGGCGCAGGCCGGCCTGATCGCGCAGCCGCTGCCGCCCGCCACCTACACCCAGCTCGCGGGCGCCGCGACCCAGCAGGGGCTCGAGCTGCCCGAGGTGCGGCCGGATGTGGACGGGCACCCCACGTTCGTGCGCGAGCTGGGCGAATGGCTGAAGGGCGACGCCTCGCAGCAGCTCCCGAAGCCGGTCCAAAAGCTCGTGGAGAAGAAGCACTCGGAGCACGTGCAGCTCGCGATGCAGGCGGCGTACCGCCAGATGCAGATGAACGCCGGCGCGGCGCCCACGAGCGGGTTCCTGTCCAATCCCGGCGGGATGCAGGGGCCGACGCAGGGCGGGCCCGAGCCGCCCTCGCGGATGGATGGTGAGCAAGCGGAAATGGAACGCAACGCGCAGTGACACCGATTCGCCGCGCGGAGATCGAGCGCCGCATCGAAAAGATCGAGGAGCTGCGCGCGAAGGCGGGGTCCATGCGCGGCGCGGCGAAGCTCGCCGGCATCGACCGCTCGAGCTTGTACCGCCTGTGGCGCACACGCCACATCTTGAAATCCTCCGCGCCGCGGGCTACAGGGTAGAGCCATGCCCATCAACGAGTCCCGCCTGAGCGGCCTGCAAAGCCTGATCGGCCAGCAACCCGGCGGCGACGACGGCGGGTTCGTGGGCGGGCAGTTCACCGCGCCCTGGACCGCCCCCGCCTACGAGCCCGGTGGCGGCGGCGCTCCCGGGACCGGCCAGATCGGTGGCGGCGCGCCGCCCCTGACGAGCGATCCCGGATACCCGAATCCTGGCGGCGGAAAGGCGGCGCCCAGCATGCCCGCCCCGAGCCGCGGGATGATTGACAACCCCGCGTACCCTGGCGGGACCAGCGCCGTCCCCCGCGACTACACGGGCCTCCTCGCGAAGGGTGACGCGCCCCGCATGCCCGACCCGAGCATGGCGATCCACGCGGGTGACCCGGGCTACACGGGCAGACTTGCCGCGCAGCAGCTCGCCGACGCGCCCCGCAGGCTCGACCCCAGCGTCGGCGACTACGGCCTGCCCGCCGCGCAGACGAATGGGCCTGACATGTCGTCCTGGGGCGCGCCCAGCAGCGGCGCGTCCTGGACCGAGCCCGGCGCGGGCGCCGGCAGCGCGAACTGGGTCGACCCCCGCTCCACCCCCGGGGGCCTGCAACGCCTCCTCGGTCAGAAGCCGACCGGCGGCACGCCGCCCGCGGTGCAGAACCTGATGGGGCAAGTCCCCGCGCCCGGCGGGGCCCCGGGCCTGCCGCCGCGCCCGTCGGCGTTCTCGCAGCTCCGGGCCCAGTACGGCGGGCCGGGCTCCCAGGGGTGGCGGGCCTACAAGAAGCAGCAGGGGCGGGGCGCCATCGACGCCCTGCGGGGGCGCTAACGAACAGGTCCTAGAGCCGACCACACGGGCGCGGTCTAGCTAACCGCCGAAAGCTCCGGGGCTTCGTACCCGGGGGCCACGACGATGCGGACGAAGCCGCTGAGGGGTCACCCTCGGCGGCTTTGTTCGTCTCGAGTCATCGCCGCGCACGAAGCGACGGCGGCGAGAGTCCCATGCTGGATGTGCAGTCGGACGAAGTCGCGCCGGCATCGTCCCCCGGCCCCGCAGCCCCAGCAGTTCCAGCCACTGACCCGTCGTCCGCAGGGACGCAAAACACTGCGCAGCAGCAGGGTCAGGTCGTCACCGACACCCGCGGCAATGTGATCCCGCCGTGGCGCGTCAACGAGATGGTGCAGCAGGCCTCCGAGCGCGCCGTGGCGCAGGCCGAGGCGCGGTTCGCGCAGGAGCGCCAACAGCTCCTGCAGTCGTTCGATCAGCGATCCCAAGCCCAGCAGCAGACGATCATGCAGGCGCTGCAGCAGCGCGCCGCGGCGCCGTCGCGCTCCCCGCAAGAGGAAGCCGAGCGCCAGCAGGCGCAGCACGCCCTGAACGGCCTGCTGAGCGATCACCCCGAGTGGGGCCGCATGCAGCAGTACGCCAAGGCGGGCCCCGCGCTCGCGCAGGGCGTGATCGCCGGTCAGCAGTGGCAGAGCGCCGCCGAGCAGCGCATGGCGCAGCTCGAGCACCGCCTGGCCCAGAGCCATGTCACCGGCGAAGAGCGCCGCCTGGAGCAGATGGCGGCGAGCGCCGGCATCCGGACCCCCCAGGACGTGGCCGCGCTGAATGACCACGTCGCCGAAATTATCGCGCGGTTCCCGCAGGCCCATCAGGCCTTTCTCCAGGGCGACCCGCGCGTGCTCCCCGCCGCCTTTGAGCAGGCCCGCCAGGAACGCGCGGCCTACGCCCAAGCTGGGCGGGCCGCGTTCGCCGAGACCAAAACTGCCACCCGGAACCTGCCTCCGCCTCTGCGCGGGGGTGGGGTGCCGGGTTCTGCCGCCCCGGCCCCGCTGAAGTTCAATCCCGCTGATCCGGGCGCGCGTGAGCGCGCCATCTGGAAGCAGGGGCGCGAGCTGCTGGCGGAGAAATTCGCGTCGGGCTAGCGCCCAAGGGACCCCCCGCATGGATACTGCCGCCTACGACGAAGCGATGCGCGATCACTACCGGCCCGGGATCATCCAGATCCTGCCGGATCGGGTGCCCGTGCTGAAGATGTTCGAGGATGCCTCCGATCAAGCCACGTGGTCCGGCCGCGCGGTCGTTAGCAGCATCGAAGTCGGCCGCAACGAGGGCTCGGGGTGGGGCTCGGAAATGGGATCCATCCCCGCGGCCGGGAAAGAGGCCTACACCACCAAGCGCGTGCCGATGCGCTATCAGTACGGGCGCACGAACTACTCCGAGCAGGTGCTCGCGCAGACGCAGGGCGAGAAAGCCGCGTTCTCGCCCGCATTCGAGCAGGGCCAGAAGTCGCTGGTCAAGGGCATGGCGATCGAGCGGGGCCGCGCGATCTTCGGCGACGGCCGCGGCATCCTCGCGTACCAGAACGGGGCGGAATCCGGCGCGACCCTGACGGTCGATGCGCCCGCGGGCGTGGCCGGCGCGATCAACGGCAACAAGCACCTGCGCCCCAACCGCGTGATCGCGATCATCAACCCGGCCACGGGGGCGATTCGGTCCTCGGCCGTGCACACCATCGCGACCCGCGCCGCCGCCGGCACCAGCATCACCACCGTCGGCAGCGTGGCCTCCGCGGCGGCCGACAACGACTACGTGGTCTCGGCCAACAGCACGGCCGTGACCGATGCCGCGGACACCAACTTCAACAAGGAACTGATGGGCCTCAACGGGATGATCGATGACGGCACCTACGTCTCGACCTTCCACAACGTGAACCGGACCACGTATCCGCTGTACGGCGCCACGGTCATCAGCAATGCCGGGGCGTGGTCGGCGGATCTGATCCAGCGCGCCATCGACGTGGCGCAGATGCGCGGTGACGGGCAGATCACCGACCTCCTGATGGAGCCCTCGACCCGCCGCGCGTATATCACCTCGACCGAGGACCAGCGCCGCTACATCGGGGCGGATCTCTCGCGGCCGGACAGCGGGACCGCGGCGGCCAAGGGTGGGCAGCTCGCCTTCGGCTCGATCCCGATCACGGAAGACAAGTTCTGCCACTACGGCGTGGTGTACGGCATCGACATGCGCAACGCCGGCTTCAAGCGCTACGTCATGAAGCCCGGCGAGTGGATCGAGCAGTCGGGCTCGCCGATGCTGATGCTCGGCACGGGCTCGACGCTGCAGCACGGCTACGAGTGCGTGTACACAATATGGGACAATTTCGACTGCGACAAGCCCAACGTCAACTTCCGGATCGACGGCATTACCGTGAACGCCGCGATCGTGCCCGTGGACTAGGCGCATGGCTACCACGGAAGACGGCACGTTCGTCGACGACGACATGCGCTTCGTCACGGTCGTCGATCGCCTCGGCGTGGGCGGCGACATCCGCCTCAAGAGCGGCCTCACCTACGAGGGCACGCTCTACTGGGACCACAAGCCGCAGCCCATCCTCGCGAAGCCGTTTCAGTGGCGCGGGCCGATCGCCAAGCATCTGCTCCGCTACGGCTCGCAGGCCTACATCAAGGACATCGACGACCACTGGGTCTGCCGCCTCGGGATTCAGGGCGGCGACGAGGAGCTGATCGCCGAGATCGGCCCCGAGTTCCTCGACTGCTCGCCGATCGAGATCGACCCGAACGCGATCGAGCGGTGGGACACGTCCACGGCGAATCGCACCAAGCCGATGACCATCAAGCGCACGAAGGCGCCGACCATGGCCGAGCTGCGCGCACGAGGAGAGTAGGCCCATGGCCAACGTCACCGTTAAAGGCACGTTCAAGGATCTGTGCTCCTATCTGCCGAGCGGCGACGAGGTGTTGCGGGCGATCGATGCCGCGTTCGCCTGCCTCACGCCGGCCCAGCGCCTGGCCGACAATCTCGTGCTGTACCGCGTGGAGGGCCAGTCGACCACGAAGGCGGAAGTGGACGACGACGCGGGGGCGACCCCGCTGCTCGTCGTCATTCAGAGCACCGGCACGCTCTGCTATCTGAACATGTGGGATCTCGACGCCGACAGCGTGACAGCGGGCGTGGATGCCGAGGTGCAGATTCCTGTGGCGGGGACCGCGAACGAGATCACGTGGGCGCTCTTCGGGGGCGCGTCGTGGCGGCGCTACTGGGACACCGGGCTCACCATCGCCGTGACATCCACGCTCGAGGGCTCGGTGGCGCCGACCAACACCCCGAACGTGTACATATTACACACAGGAGCCTAACAGAGCGTAATCGTTAGCGCGGCCGGCGCATCCCGGCACCGGAGGTATGGGCTCCGCGCGCCGCTGGGCGCGTTCAAGGCCGTCTGAGGAGGCACGATGAATCTGCACTGGCTGGCAAGCAAGCTCGACAACGACAACTACGGTCAGACGCTCTACGTGGTCGACTCCGACTATCGCACGCTGGCGCAGGGCTGGTCGAAGTCGGACCAGACGGGCCCGCTCGATCTGGTCGGGCAGCGCAATCCCGGCTACGTCCACTACACGCCGGGCGGGCTCAACACGCAGTACGGCACCGATGCGGCGGCCTTGCAGGGCGCGATTGACTACGCGGTCGACTTCCGCGGCGACAAGCTCTACCTGACGCCCGGGTCGTACTCGATCGCGACGGCGCTCTCAATGGATTGCCCGGGCCTGCGCGTCATGGGCCCGCCGGTGCGGCACCCGAAGTCGGCGCGCGTGACCGTGACCGCGACCATCGCCTCGGCCTACAGCCTCACAGCCGCTGCGGACGACATGGAGATTGCGCACCACAAGATCGTGCCGCTGACCGCCGCGAAGTTCCTGGACGTGACGGCGGGCGCCGATCGCGCGTATCTGCATGATCTCTTCTACGACGCCACGGGCGTGGCCGCGTCGACCTCGACGGAGTTCTGTAACGCCGCCGCCGCGCTGGACTGGCTCGTGGAGCGGTGCGTGTTCTACGTGGACGCGGCGCAGGGGGATGCCTTCACCCTGGCCTCCCCGCAGCGGTGGGTCTTCCAGGACAACGACTTCATGGTCGGCCTGACGACCGTGGCGTGGGCGAGCGTGTTCACGTTCGCCACTTCGGCGCTCGGGATGGTCATGCGGCGCAACCTCTTCCGCGGCTGCGGCGGCGCGACGGCGGCGGTCTTTACCAACATCGTGACCGGCATCGCGAACGTCAACGGGCAGCTCATGATGTACCAGAACTTCGTGGACGGCACCGCGCTGGCCACCGGGACCGCGATCGAGACCACCTTCGGCACCGCGACCGACATCGAGCTGGCGGAGAATTTCCAAACAGGCGACGCCTCCGGCGAGGGCGGCGTTGTCATCGCGCTCGCCTAACAAGGAGACGACCCCATGGCTGGACGGGACGCGAATCTCACCGGGCCGCAGCACCAAGGCGGCAACGACGGCTACCAGGTCGTGACCTTGCCCCAGAGCCTGGCGGCGGCCAGTGGCGCCATCGCCACCATCAGCGGGATCGTGAAGATCCGCAACATCGTGGGCACGGTGACGACCGTCCTAGCCACGACCACGTCGTTGCGGGTCTTCATCGGCGCCACGGCGATCACCGCCAGCACCACCATCACCACGCTCACCACGCTGACCCTGCTGCTCCGGGAAACCGCGATCGCGTCGGTCCTGACCGCCATCGCGACCAGTATCCCCTCGCTGCACGCCCACCCCACCGACCTGATCGCGGGCACGGCGGGATCGCTCGTCACGATCACCGCCTCGCTGGACGCCTCCGGGACGGGCGTCATCAGTTGGGGACTCGAGTACACGCCGCTCTCGCCGGCCGCGCGGATTGTGGCGACGCAATAGCATGATCCCGGTCGAGTCGGATGCGCCGCCCGGCGCGGTGTGTGTGATCACGGGCGAGCTGGGGCGCTACAGCATGTTCCACCAAGACCTGGCCATGCTCCGGGTGCCAGGGGGCACGCAACTCACTTGGACCTGCGGCCCGCTGATCGCGGCGAATATGAACGAGAGCTTCCGCAAGGCCCTGGTGTATCCCGAGGGCCATCCGCGCGCGGGTGAGCCGACGGCCCTTGAGTGGGTGTGGATCATGGGCGATGACCACACCTTCGCCCCGGACGTGCTGCTGCGCTTGCTCGCCCAGCAGCGCGCCCTCGGCGCCGATGTGCTCCTGCCGGGGTGCCTCAATCGCACGCCGCCGTGCGCCTTCATCATCATCGACGAGTCGAACGGGCGGCACCGCGATTTCGACAAGGTGCCGCGCACGCCCTTCCGGCTGGAAGGGTTTGAAGTCTGCGGGGACGCCGGGATGCTGCTCTCCCGCCGGGCGCTCGAGCGGCTCGGGCCGCCCTGGTATGCGGAGCTGATCTCGGGCAGCAAGACCTCGGAGGACCGCTACTTCTCGCGGAAGATCCGGGACGCGGGCTTCGACGTGTGGGTGGACCCCGGCATCACGCTGGGGCACATCACGCCGTGTGTGATCGAGCCCGTGTGGGACGAGGCCGAGGGGGGCTGGCTGGTGCGCTTCTCGGTGGGCCGCACGCCGCTGGTGCAGTTCCGGCCGATGCCCGAGGCCGCGGCCGAGCCGGAGCCGGAGGCCGCGCTGGCATGATCCACGCGACGGCAGAGGTCGACGTGACCGCCACGCTGGGCGAGGACTGCCACGTGTGGGCAGGCGCCGCCATTATGAGCGGGACGCGCATCGGCGCGCGGTGCTCCATCGGCCGCCACAGCGAGATCGGCCGCGATTGCGTGATTGGCGAGGGGACGCGCATCGGGTTCAACGTGTTTCTGCCGAATCACACACACATCGGCCGCGGCGTCTTCATTGGTCCCGGCGTGCTCTTCACCGACGACAAGTATCCGCGGGCGAATAACCCCGGCTATCGTCGCGAGCCAGTCACGGTCGAGGATGATGTGTCGATCGGGGCGGGGGCGGTGCTCCTGCCCGGCGTCACGCTCGGGCAGGGTTGCCAGGTCGGGGCGGGGGCGGTGGTGACGCGCGATGTGGAGTCGTGGACCCGCGTGGCCGGCAATCCGGCCCGCCTGGTGATCCCGCGCCTGCGCGTCCGCGATGCGGTGGCCTGATGGCGACCTACGCGCAGAACGCCCATCGCCGCGAGGTGCTCGCCCGCCGCCGGGGCGCCGATGCCCGCGATCGGGAGATCCATCGCGCGTTCGACCTCATCGCGCAGGACAAGGTGGCGAAGTTTGAGCGCCCCGTGTTTGCCGTGACTGGAGAGGGCAGCAGAGCCGCTCAGGACCGCTACCGCAGGAATTACGACCGCATTTTCCCCTTGTCGTCACGGCGGAGCAGTGCTCCCTCCGCGTCCGGCTCCTCCTCCGGTCCCGCCGTGGCGGCAGGATAACGCCCATGCCCATCTCCGAGAACACCGTCCGCTACATCCGCCGGGTGGCTTCCCCCACGCTGGCGAGCGCGCCTACGCCCGATGCGGCCGAGATCATCGTGGACGCGAGCACGAACACGCTCAAGTTCCATTCGGCCGGCGCCAAGGAAGTGATGGATCTGAGCAATACGCAGACCGTCACGGGCAACAAGACGTTCAGCGGGTCCACGGGCGTCCGCGTGCCCGTCTCCGTCACCGCGACCGCCGCCGTGACCGTCACCGCCGCCGACACGGGCACGGTCTACATCTGCACCGCCTCGAGCGGCACGCAGGTGTTCACGCTGCCGGCCGCGTCCACCGCCGGGCTCACCTACACCTTCACCGCGGGCGCCGGATCGGCGAACGGCGAGATTCGCGTGGGCGTGGCGACCGGCGACAATATCCTCGGCAAGATCCACGCCGCGCAGGACGGCACCGCGCTCGTCACGACCGCGACGACGGGCCTGCTGCTGAACACGGCCTCGGGCAACGTCGCGGGCGACTCCGTCACGCTTGTGGCCGACGGCATCACGACCTGGTACATGAGCGCCGTCATCGGGGCCTGGAGCGCCGGCTAATGACCACCGCGAATCAGGCCTACACGTTCGACGCCCTCATCGACCGTATCCCGATGCCGGAGTCGGGCGGCACGACCAGCAGCGGCAGCTTCCGCGTGCCCAAGGGTGCCAAGGTGGTGACGATCTACACCCCGGACCTGGCCACGAGCACCTCGCTCGTGCTCTATGGCCTGATGCCGTCGACAACGGTCGAAGCCTCGCAGTCGTGGGTCGCGCTCGAGGTGTTCAGCCTCGTGGACGGCTCGCTGGTGGCGCTGGACGGGCTCACGGAGTCCAAGGCGATCACGCTGCCGGTGGCCGCGCTGGGCGGTGGGCTCTTGAAGTTCGTGGCGGCCGATACGCAGGCCGGCGCGCCGACGACGATCCATCTGGTGTGGGGGCGCGACGGATGACCGACCGAGAGTTCGAAGAGTACCTCGCCCGCGACATCGAGCGCCGCAAGTGGAGCGAGGGCGCGCTCGAGCGCGTCCAGGCGCTGCAGGCCGTGAAGCGCGACACGGCGGAGGCCGTCAAGGTGCGCGATGCCGCCCTCGCCGAGCGCGACCGGCTCGTCAAGGACGCGGCGGCCAAGAAAGCGCGATTCGAGCGTGAAGCCGCCGCGGCGCTGACCGACCTGAACGCCGTCCTGACGGCCAAGATGCAGACGGCGGAGGCCGAGCTGGAGACGGCGCGACGGGAGCTGACGGCGGTCAAGGCACAGACGGTGCAGGCGCGCGAGGCCAAGGCCGAGGCCGTGGCGGGGCATCAGCGGGCGCTCACCCTCGCCCGCGACGAGATGACCGAGATCCAGAGCCGGCTCGAGCGCCTGCGGGCTGAGGAGCGCGGTTTCAGGGAGCGCCTCGCCGCCGCGCTGAAGTAGGCCCGCCGTGGCCGATAAGAAGATCTCCGAGCTGGCGGATGGCGCGCCGGCCGTCGCCACCGATCAGCTCCCCATTGCGCGGGCCGGCGCCACCAAGCGCCTGACGCTGGCCGATCTCCAGGCGCTCGCCAGCGTGACGAGCAACGAGGTGTCCGCCGTGGCCGCCGCCGCGAGCGTGGCGGTCAACGTGGTGTCCAACGCCCTCAGTAACGAGCTGAGCGTCCGCGCCGCGGCCATCAACGTGGTCAGCAATGCCGCGAGCAACGCCCTGTCTGTCGCGAACGCCGCGAGCAACGCCGCCAGCAACGCGCTCTCGGTGGCGACCGCGGCGAGTAACGCGGCGAGCATCGTCTCGGTCGCGGTCGACGTCGTCAGCAACGCGCTGAGTAACGAGCTGAGCGTCCGCGCCGCGGCCGTGAACGTGGTGAGCAACGCGCTCTCGGACCTCATCTCGGCGCACAACGTGCTCTCCAATCGCGTGTCCGTGAATAGCGCGGCCGGGCCCGGGGGGAGCGTCACGAGCGCCGAGGTGGTCGTCGCCGACGATGCCATCTCGGCGCAAGCGGCCTCGGCCATCAATGTGGTGAGCGCCGCGCTCGCCAACGAGATCAGCGTCCGCACCTCGGCCGTGAACGCGGTGAGCAACGCCGCGTCCAATGCCCTGTCCGTGGCGAATGCCGCCTCGGCCGCCGTGAACGTGGTCTCGAACGCGCTGAGCAACGAAATTAGCATCCGCACCTCCGCCGTCAACGCGGTGTCGAATGCGCTGAGTAACGAGATCAGCAACCGCGCGTCCGCCGTGAACGTGGTGAGCAACGCGCTCTCGGACCTGATCTCCGCACACAACGTGCTCTCCAACCGCGTCTCGGCCAATAGCGGCACGGGCGGGGCGGGCAGCGTGACGAGCGCGGAGCTGGTGGCGGGGGACGACGCGGTCTCGGCGCAAGCGGCGTCGGCGGCCTCCGTCCTGCGCGGCACCGTCCGCGTCCTCGCCAATGCGTTCACGGTCTCGACCGCCTCGGCGCTGATCGACGTGAGCGGCATGTCTGCGCCCCTCCTGACGGGCGGGGTGTATCGGCTCGAAGGGGTCTGGATGACGCGCGCACAATCGGCGGCGCAAGTGCTCTCGGTGGGGTACGGGCTCACGTTTCCGTCGATGACGAATGCCAATGGGCGCGTGGCGATGCAGCTCTCCGCGGGCACCGGGGCCCCGCAGGGGATGACCTCGAACATCATGGCGATGGGGTTTTTCGACGAAAACGCCACGGGGAGCACGATTGTCATCGGCCTCCCCGGGGCGAGCGCGAATCTCTCGCGCAACATGATGGTGACCTGGGAGGGCCTCTTTGTGGTGGCGGGGGATGGCAGCATTCAATTGCAGGCGCGTGCCGGCAGCGTGGGGGTCAACGCGCCCGTCATTCAGCCGGGCTCCTACATGCGCGTCGTGAGGCTCAATTGAGCGCGCCCCTCGACATCACGCAGCCCCTCACGGTGGGCTACTGCATCCCGACGTGGCTGCGGGATCTCCAGATCCAGTCCGCGCTCGCTCGGCCGATCGCGCGGTTGCAGTACGACGCCACGCGCTTCCAGGACGGGCCAATCGCGGTCGTCGGGTACGGGCCGAGCCTGGCGGACACCTGGTCGGATCTTCGCGACTACGCGGCCATCCTCACGTGCTCGGGCGCGCATCGCTTTCTGCTCGAGCGCGGGATCGTGCCCACGTGGCATCTGGACGTGGACCCCCGCCCGCACAAGGTGGACCTCCTCGGCCCGCCGTCGCCGGCCACGACGTATCTGCTCGCCTCGGCCTGCCACCCGCGCCTCTTCGACCACCTGGCCGATGCGCGCGTCGAACTGTGGCACGTGTTCGACCCGACCGAGAGCGGCCTGCGCCTGCTGCCGCCGGGCGAGTGGGCGGTCACGGGCGGGGCGAATGCGGGGCTCCGGGCGCTGGCGATGGCGCGGATGCTCGGCTACCGCGACCTACACGTCTTCGGCATGGACGGGTGCGAGGGGCCCACGGGCAAGCACGCGGGCGCGCATCCCAACCAGGCCCCCGGCGCGCAGGCGGTCACGTATTGCGCCGAGCCCGGGTGTCCCGACGCCGGCACGGTCTACCAGACCACCGCGGCCTTCATGGACTGCGCGCGGCAGACGCTGCATGAGCTAACGCAGCTCGTGGACGTGACGGCCACGTTTCATGGGGAGGGCCTCGTGCAGCACCTCGCGCGCCACTGGGTGCGCGCGCCCGCCAAGGGCATTGCGATGCTCTGCACCAGCAAGCCCCCGGTCATCAGCCCCGAGTACCGGGCGCTGAACGCGACGCTCCACGCGGAGAACCTGTATTTCGGGGTGGGCGGCGCGCGCCACGCCGACATGGTGGCCAAGCTGGCGGCCGAGCTGAAGACGACCACGGTGCTCGACTACGGCTGCGGCAAGGGGCTGCTTGCGCAGGCGCTCCCGTTCCCGATCTGGGAGTACGACCCGGCCGTGCCGGGCAAGGACACGCCGCCGCGCCCGGCCGATCTCGTGGTGGCGACGGACGTGCTCGAGCACATCGAGCCGGAGCACCTCGAGGGCGTGCTGTGCGATCTCGTGCGCTGCATCCGGCACATCGGGTTCCTCACGATCAACACGCAGCCGGCGACGAAAACGCTGCCGGACGGGCGGAACACGCACCTGATTGTCCAGCCGAAGGCGTGGTGGAAGGCGCGGCTCGAGGCGCACTTCTCGGTCGCGCGGATCTTCGAGCGGGGGCCGGAGCTGTTCGTGCTCGTGGCGCCGCGGGGGACGCCGAGCCTCGAGGCGGGGACGAGCGCATGACGCCGCTGCGGATCTTCATCGGGTACGACGCGCGCGAGCCGGTGGCCTACCACGTGCTGGCCCACTCGATCCTGACGCGCGCGAGCATCCCCGTGGCGATCACGCCGCTGGTGCAGCCGCAATTGCGCGCGTGCGAGCTCTACCAGCGCGACCGTGACCCGCTGGAGTCGACGGCCTTCTCGCTGACGCGCTTTCTCGTGCCGTATCTGTCGGGCTACGAGGGATGGAGCCTCTATCTCGATTGCGACATGCTGTGTCGGGCCGATCTGCGCGACCTCCCGCTGCCGATCAACGCGGCGGTGGCGGTGTGCCAGCACGACTACACGCCGCGCACGGCCACGAAGTTTTTCGACCAGCCGCAGACGACCTACCCGCGCAAGAACTGGTCGAGCCTGATGGTGTTCTACGGGCCCGATTGCCGCCCGCTCACGCCCGAGTACGTGAACACCGCGACGCCGGCCGAGCTGCATCGGCTCGACTGGGCGCCGTCGGTGGGCGCGCTGCCGCTGGACTGGAACTGGCTCGTGGGCGAGTACGCGCCGAATCCACTCGCCAAGATGCTGCACTACACGCTCGGCGGCCCGTGGTTTCCCGAGACGCGGCACTGTGACCACGCCAAGGACTGGGAGGCCGAATACGAGGCCATGACGGGGCGCCCCTATGGCGAATGAGTGCCCGCAGCACGAGGAGGTCTTTCTCCTGGCTCTGGATCGCAGGACGAACCCGTTTGTGCTCAGGGGGTGCCTCGCGTGCCATGTCGTGACCGTGTCGGCCCGCCCGGCGCCGCCGCCCCCCGCGATGGGGTGGCTGGCACGGGCGTGGACGAGAGTGCGAGCCCATGAGTAGCTATCTCGTGGCGCATGGATAAAAAGGAGATGATGATGATGAAGCGACTCGGTCTGGCGTTAGCACTCGCCCTGGGGCTGCTCGGCACTCCCATCGCCACCGCTGACACGGCCCCGCCGTGCAGCATCGCCATCGCGGTGGACGTGATAACCCTCACGTCGCCGACGACGCTACAGAACTACGAAGCGACCATGACGACTGGCGGCAACATGTACTTTCTCGTGGAGGTGTCGGCCACCGGCGGCGCCCAGATGGCGCTCGACTACATTGTCACCTTCGCGCGGTGCCTGGACCCTGAGGTCGGCTGTGGCGGCCCTGAGAACGAGGGACTGTTCACGCTGCCGACGAGCACGGTGATGGGCAACGGGGGCTCTACGACGGTCAGCATCACCGTGCCGGATAAGACCACGGCGCTGACGATCCTCGCGCAACCGTTCGGCCGCTGCGGCGCGATCAACGGGACCTCGACCCTTCACAAGTTTTTCCGGGGCGGCACGTATGAGAACACCTGGTTCAACGCTGTGACCTGGTAAGGGCAGGCGTATGGCGAATGAGTATTTAGTTCAGGAAGAGGACGGCACCAGCAAGTTCACGCTGGAGGACGACAGCGGCTTCATCCTGCTCGAGGAATCCGCGAGCAGCGGCGGCGCTGGCGTCGGGTATCGGTTCCACCACTACTATGCGGCCTGGCTCCTCGCGCTCGCCGCGGGGCTGTTGCGATGAGGTTCTGGCTGTGCTGCACCACCATCGGGCTCGCCGGCCACCGCTCGCTCTGCGGCGTCTCGGCCGCCACGCCCGCGAAGGCCTACATCGATGCGCCGCTGTGCCCGGATCACAAGACCGCTATGACGGAGCTGGCGCGATGAGCCCGACGCCGCCGCCCAGCGTTGTCCGGGACCTCAAGGCGAAGGACCCAACCCTCCGGCTTAGGTGGGGCCCGTGCGAGGGACTGTGGCACCTCGAAAAGAAACTTGATGCCCGCCATCCGTCGGTGGAAAAGGAACGGCCGAACCCGCTCGGCACGTCGCCACGCGCCCGGGATCTCTGGCCCGGTTACCGCGACGCCTACGTGAATGTGCTCCTGATCCACCCGGATCTCTGTAATTCGAGGGTCCTCCTCGAGGCGCTGCGCCGCATCGACTTTCAGGAGGCGGGGGGACAAGACGCGCTCAACCTCCGCCTCGACGCGGAGCAGGCGGCCGAGGACGCGCGCCTGGACCGCCAGCTCGACACCTTCGTGGAGGCGGGATCGCGAGAGTTATACGATCGCGCTCAGTGGATCGGCAAGCGCAAGATCCAGGTGCCGAATGATGAGGTGGCGGTGGAGCGCATCACGCCCGTGGTGCAGGCGGACGGGTTCGTGATCCGGGATCGCCGGGTGAGTGTCTGATGGCCGCCCCGCGCAAGACGGTAGCGCAGCTCCTGCTGGACGTGCGGACGAACCTGGACGAGAACACCGCCAGCTTCTGGACGGACACGCAGCTCATCTCCTACATCGACCAGGCGCAGCACGTCGTCTGGACGGAAGTGAAGAAGCTGAAGGGCGACGACTACTTCGACATCGAGCGCAATTCCACCGATGGCACCGTGACGATCCTCACCGAGAACTACGATTGCGCGAGCTTCGCCATCGCCGCCAGCACGACCAATTACACGCTGCCGCCCGATGTGGCCGAGGTGAAGCTCATCGACTGCATCACGAGCGGCTACGAGCACGTGCGATTCGTCTTCAAGGACCGCGCGCATCCCGACTTTCGCGCCGCGCGCCAGATCGTCGAGACGCTGGACCCCTCCGTGGGGTTCTATTGCGACCTGATGGGCGAGCGGACGCTCGTCATCGCGCCCAAGTCCAACCGCGCGCTCGACCTCCGCCTGTCCTACATGCCGATCCTGGGCACGCTCACCGCGACGACGGACACGCTCCAGGTGCCGCACGCGCTCTGGCTCGCCGTGCTGGACATCGCCACGAAGCGCGCGCAGATGAAGGACCGCGACAGCTCGTTCATCATGTGGGAGGAAGAAGCGCAGGCGACCATTGCGCGCTTCTTCGGCTCGAATGCGCGGCAGACGAGCGACCCCATGATTGTCCAGGGGCTCTTCGAGTAATGGCCGCGACCGCGTTGGGGGGGCATCCCCTCACCTCCTACCGAGTAGACAGTTTTTCGGGGGGTTTGGACGTGAAGACGACCAAGCTCCGCCTCTCGCGCCTGAAGGAGGGCCCCCGCCTGACCGAGGCGCGGAACATGGTGCTCACCACCGAGGGCGGCGTCACCAAGCGCTTCGGCAAAGTCGCGATCAACGCGACCACGCTCGGCGCCACGGTCAAGATCCTCGGCGGCACCCAATTCCGCCTCTCCAGCGGCACCGACTACCAGGTGGTGGGCACGTCCGATGGCCGCGTGGTCAAGATCCTCACCGACGGCACCACGGCCGACCTCGCCACCGGCAAGTCGACCAACGCCGGGGTGCGCTACCGCTTCGCCACCTACAACGACCTCCTGCACATCACGAACGGCTACGACGCGCCGATGACGTGGGATGGCACCACGTTCCAGAACATGGCGGGCTCGCCCCCGGCCACGGGCCAGGTGATCGTGATGCACGGCAATCGCGCCTTTATGACGGCGCGGGCGGTGCCGAGCCGGCTCTACTGGTCGAAGCTGAACAACACGGTGGACTGGACGGGCACCACGGACGCCGGCTTCATGGATGTCGAGCCCAACGACAACTCCATCCTGATCGACCTCATCTCCTCCATCCAGGAACTGGTGCTCCTCAAGGGCCGTCGCCCGTATCGCCTCCAGGGCATCGGCCCGACGACGGGCTATAACGTCGCCGACCACCTGGTGCCCACGGTGGGCTCGGTGTT